CTACTTCTTCACGAGCCTTGCGGGCATTTTCTGCGGCAATCTTAAATGGTGTGCCCAAGCCCACAGCGTTTTTAATTTCAACGCCGGGTAATAGGTTTAGGAATGCTGCCAGTGCATCTGTCGGTAAGTTGAGAATCTCACCTGCTAGGTTACCTAATGCTTCAATTACACGGGCAATGGCATTTGATGCAATGTCACCAAAGTTGTCAAATACTTGGCTTGCTGCAAACACGCCTGTGGCTAATGTGCCCACTGCTACCACAATACCACGCAGGGCAGTTAGTAATGGGCCACTTACTCTAAATGCACCACTGATTGCTGCGCCTAGACGACCTGCTTGTCCGCTGGCACTAGCAATAGTGGGTCCCCACTTTTGTAGCAATGTAAATGCTGCACCCAATCCTCGTCCAATTACACCTATGTAACGAATAAAGATTAATGCGCCACCTACTGCAAACAAGCCAGCAAATACTGTAGCAGCAACTTTAACCACAGTGACTAACTTGTCTATTTCTTCTTGGCTTCTGCTGAGCACATCTGCAAACGCACTTATTTGTTCAATAACTGGACCAAAGCCTGCAAGTAATGCTAGGCGTAAGTTAGCAAATGCCTTTTCCAGTTTACCGTTTAATTCAGCGGCCTTGGCCACACTGGCAGCATAGGCATCACCTTCGCCTCTTGTGGCTTTTAGGTTGGCTAACAATTGACTTGGATCAACTGTTCTAAAACTCTTGCCGAAGTATTCAACCATTAGTGCAGTGCGGCGTGCGCCTGCTTCCATCTTGGCTAATTCTTCTAGCACACCCATCATCAACTGTTCATCAGTTTGGGTGCGTAACTGTTGTAGACTTATGCCTAAGTCAATTAAACCATTTTGTGCAGTAACACTGCCTTCAGCGGCTGTGTCTAGTGCTTGTGTAAACTTGATGATGCCGGCAGCGGCATCTGTGGGACTGCCACCACTTTGCTCAAGTGCATTTCTAAATTCAATTAGTCTACCGGCAGCAATACCTGTTGAGTTGCTGAGGTCATCAATCTCATCTGCTAGTGCAAAAATGCTGCGACCAATGGCAGCAAATGCAGCACCTGCTAGAACAGTTTTGAGACGACCGAATTGCTTACTGACTCCGTCAATGCTGCGATCCAGTTTGTTGATATTGCGTTCTGTTGTGTCCGCAAAATTCTTTGTGGCATTTTCTGCTGCCTTGATGTCATTGAGGTATTTCTTATTATCTACCTGAAGGACAACACGAATATTACTGGCCATATCACAATCCTTTTAATCTACGATCCACTTCCTGTTGGATCCATTGTTCAGTAGGCTCAGTCATACCCCGGGGGCTTTGCTTACTGTAACCTTCATCTAATCTTTGACTATATGCATAGTCTGCAACGATACTATCGCCTTGCAAACGAGTTTGTCTGCGGGCATTGCCTGTGCGCTTGGGTGTGTTTTTTAGAAACTCCTCATGTGCAGCCTCAGGCAAATCTTCAATGCGCTTTTTTGCCAAAGCCATTTGTCTAGAAAAATCACGCAGATTAATTTTCGCCACGCAGTATACTCAATAGTTCATCTTGTTGATATGATTCTGGTTTATACATTGTGGCTTTACCATTGGCTTTGTCATTCAAATAGTTTCTATAGCCAATGGCAGTGTCGGCTACGAAAACATCAAATGTATTGGCATTGGCCATCACTTGACTGGGTAACATTCCGTATCTTTCTGCCATTGTATCAATCAGTATAATCATGCTCAACTCAGCAGATCCTTCGCGGACCTGCTCATTAGTTACTTTCCCAAGCGTTCTACTACTGCTCCAATTGCTGCTACCATAACATCATTGGGCAGTGCTTCGCCTGCTTTAATTGCTTTATTACCTTCTTCATCTAGGATTAGGTCATTGACCATCTTAATCATCTCGCCGTAGTTGTCAGCGCCAGTGGTTGCCAGTTTGATGAATTCATCAATTGGCTGACGATCCCAGATCCAAAACTCTAGCTCATCACCATAACGCTCTTTGAGCTCGGCATTGTCTAGAGTAATCTTAATTAGTTGTGGCTTGCTTGCCAGTTGTGTAAGTTTCAATCCCATCTTAATCTCCTATCCTATCTTTCATGTAATGTATAACGCTGAGTAAGAATCGCAGTCTTGCGTCTATTTGGTCAGCATCTTTTCTCAAGCATTTTAGTTCTGCAATAGCTTTGGCAGCTTCCGCTTCCATGCTACGCAATAACTGCTCGTTTGTAAGTTCATCAAATAACATATCTGTCCTCCTTGGACACTATTACTTATCAAGAAAAAAGGCAACCGAAGTTGCCTTTGTAGTATGCACAGTCTGCGATTAAGCAGCTAGTGTGGAATCATACTTGATGAAGTCGCCGTTAACTTCAATGGTAATTGGGCTGACCCAAACTGGGCTGTCCGCACTTACTGTTGGAGCTAGAGCACTGATAAAGCCTGTTCCCATAAGAACAGTTTTGTCAATGACGCCTTCTGGAGCGATTAAGAAAGCAACTTGTGTTCTGTCGTTGGACAGTTTGAAGATGCCATCGTCATCTGCTAGGCTACCACCACCGGTTCCCCAGAAAGTAGTAGGATCTAGAACGAAGTTACCACTTAGGCTGTTTGTAGCGTTAGTAGTAATAACATTCTCACCAGATTGGTCTAGTTGTTTCCAACGGAAGCTACCGTTAGCGTTGTTGATTGTTACATCTTGTAGGCCTGGAACTACGATAGGACCATTTGCAGTTGTTAGGGTAACTGCACCAGTAGAAGCAGAAACTGCTGTCATGAAGTCAGCTTCAACTGGGGTGCCAGGAGTAGTTGCATCGGCGTCCTTGATGATAAACAGCTTTACGCGAGTTAATGCGCTAGAAGCGTTAATGTATGCCATTTGCGTTTTCCTTATGCTAATGAAAAATATCTATACTCAAATTCATAGACAACACGGTCGTCATCTATCGTAGTAGTATAGTCAAACTCTTTTCTAAAAGAATCTGTTATGTCTGCTTGTCTCAAAGCCTGTGACATGGTTGTTAGGGCTGCATCTAAATCTGCATTGCGATTCTTTGCGTCCACTGCTAGGTAACCACGAACATAGGTAATTTTTTGATTGACTTCGCTGGCTTCGTCCAGTGTGTTTATCAATGCATCCTGCTCGGTGTAGGGTTCATCAAGATAAACCTTACGCAGGTTGCGTAGATAGTTTGCGCTACCACCTTGTTCAAATGGTAGTTCCTGACTGGGCTTTATGGTCCCAGTTAAGTTTGCAGTCAAGTAAGATAAAAGTTGTGTTCTCATCTTACTCTCACTAGATTAACACGGCTGGGTTGACGCTCGTTCAACTCAACAGTGCCGTCTGCATCGTAGTCATACCAACGACCATCTTCAATCAATTCTTTGAACAGGGCCAAGAACTGGTCTTTGTAGAAAGCAATCTTAGCTACATCTGCTTCATTACTCCAATCTGCTACACGGGGTAACAAATATTCTGTCATAGCAAAGTAGATGTTAAGATCCTTCCAATCCTGCTCACGGCCTTTGATGTTCAATGGATTAACATCTGGCAGTTGACGGAGGTCATTGGCCAAACTGGCATTTCTGCGAAATTGGTATTCACTCCACCAGTCTGTGGCTTTTAGTTTTGATAAAATCCTTTGACTGGCCTGACTGCACATGTCGTTTACCTGTAGTTCTGTGAAACCTTCATTGGCTTCAAAGAAACGCTGGTCCCTAGCAGCCACTTCACTGTAAACTGCGAAACTTACGAATACATCGTTAACAATATTAAATGCCATCTGCTAGGGTTCCTTTAGATTTAAGCTACCAAGTCAACATTCATCAAGACACCGTGAGATGCTTGAAGAACATTGGCGCCTGCTACTGCCTTTAGAACAACATCAGTTGCACGAGCACTAGCTTGACGCTGTGTTTCCATATCAATAGAACCGCGCATTGCGTGGCCTAGGGCGCTAGGAGCAAAAACAGCACAAGTAGCAACGCCAGTTCCTGCATTGTAAGGAACTAGAGCACTTTCAATGATTGTGCAGCCAGCCAATTGGCCAACGAAGTATTGGCTTAGGATGCTGTCAGCAACCATACCGCTAGCGGTATAAGAAGTAGTTGCAGTCAAGTTCTTCTTGATTGCGTTAGCTGCTGTTGGGTGAATAACAGCAATGAAAGGACCTGTTAGCTTGTTGGCACGCAGAGTGGCAACACGGTCCATGATGTCGTCTTTAGTGAAGCTGGCTAAAGCAATAGCTGTAGAGCTGCCGCTTAGGCTAGAGAACTTGCTGAACACTTGAGTGTCAAGACTTTCAGCAATAGCACGACCACTTTGGTCGC